TATCGGCTGGGATTTCAGCTGAAATTTTCGCTTCTGCAGGCTTATTCAATCGAGAAAATTCATATTTCAGCTTTGCAAAATTCTGCAGGGAAAACCTCCTGCAGGCTTCCGTTATCCGCTGGTTTCCTCCGTATGAAATATACTTTTCTAAAAGTTCCTGGTGTTCTTTTGCATTCATAATGATAAAAAACAGAAAGCACTAGGCTTCCTGTTTCTTTTGTGATTTTGATTTATCTTCTGCTGTCTCCGTTCTCGTAAGGAGAATTTGCTCCAAAGCCTCTCGGATAATGCCAGCGTCTTCTGTCATATCCTGCCTTTCTTTGAGAGCTAAAAGGCTTTTGAGTTTCGTTTCCGACAATTTGGAAAGCCCCTCTACAGCCTCTGGCACCAGCGAAAGCCACTGAGAACCTCTTTGGAAAAAATCAAAAGCATCATCTGGAACTTCTTCCACTACAAAATCACCACGAGAACTGATAATCCTTGTTCCAATCGGAACATTCAGTTTGAAATACTTTTTATCCATCTTTTCCAATTTTCTACGCCGCAGGTTCTAATGTGATTTCTCCTTCATACACACAAGTTTTCGCATTCGCTACCAACTTCACTGTTACTCCAGAGTTATCATCTATCTTCTTACCTGTAGTTCCCTCGGCAGAATCTATTCTTGCTCCAAGGTCTTTGTTTCCAATCACAAAGAGTTTCCCGTTGGCATCTTTTACCACAAAAACACACGGAGCGTTCTTATAGGCATCTATCCAGCCCAGCACTTCCGTTCTGAGACCAGGAATAAGAAATTCCAATTCTGTTTTTGTCTTCTTGTTCCCCACATTCCCTGTAAGGGTCGGTTTCAACTCTCCTTCATCCATCTGAATATCGATGGATTTCCACGCTTTGCCACTATTAAGAACAATACCTCCTGCTGCAATGGTTACCCTGCTGGCATAGGTAGTAGAAATCGTAGGCTTTGCCATACTTTTAATGAAATCTACAGGAACATAATATAACTTCGTTGCAATCCCAGAATTGATTTCATCGTTTGGACAATGCTCCAAGTTCTCGTGCGGAATGCTATCAAAACAACTTGCCATAATTTTATTTATTTTTTTGGTTAAACTTTTTCTATCAATCCAGACCCGCCAACGACCAACTGAAGCAGTATGTCTTTGTCTTGGGAGATTTCTTGCTGAGTTTTCACGAAACCATCGATTCTGATTTTGCTTGGAGCATCATCAGTGAATCTGTATTTTTCTCCATTGAACTCAAAAGAAACAGCTTCTGCTTTCGGCTCTGCTGGTTTAGATTCTTTTTTTGTAAGAGATTTTTCTCTCTTATCCAGTTCAGCTTCTCTTTTTGCGATTCCTTTCTCACGCTTATCTAGTTCAGCTTCTTTTTCTTTGAGCTGGTCCGCAAAAATATTCAGTTCCTCCTCACTAGTGTCAAGAGTTTCCTTTGCTACATTTTCTGTAGATGCTAAAGTATTATCTGCAGTTTCTTCGATGTTTTCAGAAACTTTTTCGTCTTCTTTTGCCATAATATTATTTTTTTTAGAAAAACCTGTAAGCACCTAAAGTGCCTACAGGTATAGGATTACACACTTAGTTTTTCACTTGCATAGAACAATTCGTTCTGATCCGCATTGTTCAATCCTCGTTTCTTCGTTCCGTCTGATGTATGCATGAATACCAATTGGTTTACAGCATAATCATATCCAAGAGAGAACTCTCCAAGAATATCCAATATTCTTCCGTTCTCTTGAACCGAAGTAATAGTCGCTGGATTGTCAATTTCATCAATAAGCCTTAATAGGTTATTGTCCACCGTAGACACGATAGTTCCTTTGGTAAGGTTCGGTATTCCCACGATTTGTCTCTTGCCAAGTCTTGTTCTCATGGCATCATCCTGGAACTTGTTTTGTCCGAATTTATCTTCGTATGCAATCTGATAGTCTTCCGCATCAGTCTGGCTCATGAAGATAGTTTTCACTTTGTTTTTATAAAGTGATGGAATCTGTCTTTCGTATTCCGTTACCACTTCCAAAACATTGGTTTTAGTTATCGCATCACCAGGAATCAAGAATGCTGGATTTGTAGTATCCGCTGCTATTTTCTTGTGAACCTCGTTCAGCCCGTCCATTGATGAACCGAATGTAGGAGACGCCTGCCCTTTCTGTGAAGCATCAAACTTACCAGTGATGGATAAAATATTAACATCATCAATCACTTTTTCTTTTAAAATCTGCATAGCAAGAACAGAGATGCTCTTCTGCTGCAGTCCTTTGCTTTCTTCGTATTTTTCTTCAAAAATACTTCCCAAAATTTCCGCTGGATCTATTTGGAAATCCACTTTTTGATGGAAATTCTTCAAATCTTTGTATAAGAATGTAATATCTCCATACGGAGTCACTTTCTTGGAATCAAAAATCTGAACTGCATGGCTCATCAATGCCTGAACCGATGGATAGTGTCCCTTTACCTTGGTTACGGTTCTAGCAAATCGGTTGATGTAAACCTCACTGGATAAAACCATACCGCTGAATAAAGTAGGATTTACAGATAAATAACGAATAAGCTCGTTTTTAATCTGATCTGTTTTTAAACTCATATTCTTATTTTTTTATTTATTCTACTTTTTTACTCTCTGGAGCAACTTGTTGTGCTCATCTTCTGGATTCATAAAACCTCCAATCAAACCATTTTCAGAATTCTCTGTTCCGTCATTCTCTACCACAGAATGTCTGTTTTTAGAGCCTCCGAATTCTTTGCATTTTTCTCCAAGTAAAGCAATGTTTTCCACCACGCTTTCTTTAGCCTCCTCTTTTAACCCTGCAGTTTCTAGTGCGGCTTCTACCGCCTGTGCCGTTTCTTCCGAATTTTTTTTTACGACCTCTAGATTCGTTACAGCATCAGAAAGACTCTGCTTGGTACTTTCCAGTTCTTCCGCCAATCCTTCTGATTCCAAACCAGCCAAGGCGTTTTCTATTTTTTCCAAATCCTCTTCCGATAGCTTCGCAAAAGGCTTCTGCGTTCCAAACACTCCTGCATGGAATGTTAGTTGCGCTAGTCCCAGTAGGGCTGTGATTCTTGTAAATTTCATTTTTATTTAATTTATTGATTAAAATTTGCTCAATGCATCTGCTAAAGAACCGAGTTCATCTATAAGACCGATTTCCAAAGCCTCTTTCGGAGTGTAGGTTTTCCCTTTGAAAACATGCCCGTCATCTTTCAGCTTCTCTCCAAAACTTTCTTTCATCCTGGAAATAAAATCCTCTGCTAAAACTTTCAGCTGTTCAGTGTAGAGTTTTTCGTTTCCTTTCATCAGCTCACGATACTCCTTGTTCTTCTCTGTAGACTGCGGAGCATAGATTTCATAGATTTTTGCTCCCCATTTTTCGAACATTGCTGAAAAATCTTGATAAGAGAGCATCGTCCCAATGGAGCCGATTTTATCAGCAAAAGGAGATGCCATATGATAATCACATCCAGAAGCAATGTCCAGCGCAGCCGAACACTGATAACCGCTGGTATATGATATAGTAGGAGTTTCTAAATTCTTGATGATATGGGTAAGCTCTGCGGTTCCAGAAACCATACCACCTCCAGAATCTATATTGAGAATAATTCCCGAAACACTTGGGCTTCTATCCAATTCTTTCAAGAGCTCCCCAAGGAACTGGGTGCCGTAAGAGAAGTAAGTAGAATATTTAGTGATTGCTCCCACAATATCCACTATTACAGGAAACTTCATATTTTCTTTCCCTTCTCCCTGTTTGTTGATTTTGGATAAATACTGCATTTCTCTCTCCTTTACACTCTGTATAGGAGAGGATTTCATCAACATAAATTCCGCTGCCAATGATGGAACAAGGCTCATCAAATAGCCTTTGTCTATTGCCAGCGGAGTATTTAATAAAGTATTACCATTAAACATTCTTAGATTTTATTTTTCAAAAATCCAAAATGTTTAGTGCGTAAAAAAAGACAGAAAAATTATAAGCTCTGGGCTTTGGGCTCTATTATGGTAGCGCCAGAAATTTGGATCTGCATCCTATCACTTCCAGAATTATCATCCTTGCGCCCATCGTGAACTTCTACCATGAACGGCTCTTGTTCATTACCCAATATCATAGAATCTACATTGGTCACCAGGCGGATGGCAAAACCCTTTTTGTTCAAAAGAACAGAATAAGCGCTGATGTTCATTGGGTTGAGACCATAGAGATTAAATGATAAATCAACTTCGAAAAAAGTGTTTCCGTTTTTGGACTTTCTTTTGATAGACCTATCGAAGTCCTCTGAAACAATGTTTTTAAAGATGATTTTCGGTTCAGCAGAAATACTCTTGCCTGTGCTGTTCGCTGTAAATGAATATTCTTTGGCGTTGAAAATTTCGATTTGTCGAATTTCACGAAAGAATTTTTCTGGAATATTGCTGATTTCCACCATATTTTAAAGTTTTTTTACGAAAATATTTTATTTGACTGAGTTTCTAATCGTTGGGCGATTTTATCCTTTTTTCTGTTAAAATCTCTAATGAGAGTCTGATAATAGGATTTTTCTTCCTCGTGGATCCCGTAGAAATTCAGCAGGTTTTCTATGGATGTTTTATACTCTATATCATAGTAAAGTTTGTTGAGAACAGCTGTTTCATACAGATGCTCCCGAAACAGACTCTCCACTGCACGCCGAAGCAGCTGCTCGTGCGTCGGAAGAATGCAGATTCCGTGTTTATCGGAATAAGACAATTTAAAGGAAATTTTATATTCCTCCTCGAAAACTTCATTTTTTGCACGATCATCCCAGTTCGAATTTTTCTTGCTCAAAAGAGAACTGATAAGAATACCGAACCAATTATCTCGGCTTGGCTGATATTCCGCACCAAATTTCTGAGTCAAAAACTGCTTGATCGGCTTACTCACTGGCAAAAATATACTTACTAGCATCCTTATTTTTTTGAGCAAGTATATGATTTTTCCACCATATTATAAAGGCTCTGCTTTTTTTAGTTTCTGAAACTTTTATTCTGAAATTCTCTAAAAAGTAGGAAAAAAGTTGTAAGAATTGTAAGGATTTTATAAATGCTTATTTTTCAATTATTTACACCTTACTTAGAGTTGTAAGAATCCCATACAACAGCCAAATTCATTTTGTAAGGCAGTTTTTCCCTTACAATTTTTTTGTAAGGATTATCCATTCCTTACAAAATAAAAATAAAAGTTGTAAGGCGATAAAACCCGACAAACAGAGCGCTCGGATAATTCCTTACAATCCTTACAACTTTTTTACAACTTTTTGGGGGTGGCAGGGGGTTGTGAAAATCGCCGCCTTGTAGGTGTGTGAAAACTGATGTATATCAAAAAGAAAATCCGCCCAAATCTGAGCGGATTACAATGAAAAAAACTAATTAGCGCCTAAGCATCTAGAAGTCGGTTTTTTGTGGTGCAGGAGCAGCAGGAGTGGCTGGTTTATTCTCAGCCAGCTTAATCACTTCGAAATTAAACGCAGAGAGATTCTGAGCGTGTCCTTTCGTTCCATCCTCTTTGTCGTAGAATCTTCCTTCTATGGTAAAAAAGACCTTTACTCTACTTCCGTTAGGAATCGCCGCCAACTTGTCAATATTGGCGTTCTTAACCTGCATTTTGAGAAAGTTTTCTCGCTGGGTTTGATTGTAATTGTCGAAGTAAGAGGCGTCCAATAAGAACTCTTGAACACGGAATGTTTCTGTTTTCTGCTCCGCAGCCTCTCTGCTGTAAATGTTTCCAATAATATCCATATGATTAAAAATTAAATTGTTTTACTCTAAATTATTTTAAATCTTCAAATCTTAATCCTTTTGCATAGGATGATAGGTTTACTACTTTGTTGTTAGGGTTTTTCATATCAATTTATTCTTGTTTAATAAAGGTTAAAACTTGCTTATTTGCATTTCACCATTGATTTTCAATGATTTATAAGTTAGACTCTTCCTTGCTTATTTCTTTTGTTAATAATTCAAGCCACATTTTTGCATCCATTAAATTTTTAAATCTCTTCCTGTATAGCACCCCGTTTATTGTCTTTTGTGCCCTCCAACAGTTGTGATATCTCGTTCTTCTCAAATTCTTGTCTTGTCCTTTGCTGCTGCTGTCCCAATATACTCCCATATCTTTACTTATTTAAATTCTTTAATTACATCCTCTACTTGGCTTAAAAAACGCTCAAAAGGGTATCCAGTGAAAACGCTTATATCTCTTTGAAACCTTATACTGTTCCTAATTGCCCTCAAAGAAGACATTCTGCTCTCTTCATTCATCTTGTCTTCATCTACTATCACTTTCTCTGTTTCCTCCTGTACATAAGTGCCGACAGATAGCAGAAAGTCGTTGCTCTCCACTTCTTCAAGGCTAACCACTCGGCTTATCTTTTTCTCATCATCGATAAACTCTATATCCGTAGTAGTTTTGTTTTTCTTCAAAACAAGGCAGATAGTAGCGATATTGGTATCTACAAAGGTTCCTCCACCGATATGGATTACTTTCTCTATCCAGTTATGCTCTATGATATATCTTCTGATTTTCCCCTCTGCATTTCCACGATAGGCAATTCCAGGGAAATTTAAAACCACTGCAATGCCATCATCTGCCAAAAGATGTATAATATGAAGAAGAAAGGCGTAGTCTGCTTTGCTCTTGGGAGGTAGGGCGGGAACATCTTTAAACCTTTCGTCTATAAACAAACCTGTTGCTGGTGGCTCCCACTTGATTGAAAACGGCGGGTTTCCCATAATGCAGGAAAATCTTTTGTCCATAAACGCAGGGTTTTTAAGGGTATCCCCACAATATCCTGTAAAGTTTTTCAGGTTATTTTGGGCGTATTCTAGCTGGTGGTCATTTAGTTCTTGTCCATATTTTGGTAAGTCATCATCAAAAACGGCAAGTAAGTTTCCTGCGCCACAAGTAGGGTCGTATACATCCCTAATCTCTATATCTATCAGGTTTTTCATAAACAGCGCTAGTTCTGGCTGGGTGTAGAAAATCCCTTTGTCTTTGAAATCCTGCTTGATGTTTTTTAAATTATATTCTGCCACTTTCCTTTGTTTTTATCTTTGATTTTTGGTTTTGTCGCGCGATTTAAGGATTCCCAAAATCAAATTTCAAAGGGTGTTTTTAAATTCCTATTACAATAAAGGTTTTGCTATTTCGATTAAATCTTCAAAATTCTCTAGAAATTTATCTCTGAGATCTTCTGTTTTAAATGTTAGTATTTTATGACAATTAACTCGGTCGATAGTTTCTATTCGACCTTGGCAAAATTCTATACAATATTTAGTTTCATTGTAATCTTCCCAATGAGGCTTCCAGCCACCATTATATCTGTCTCTTAACTGGCAAAGTTGAGCCAAAGCCAAGCATGCTTCTGCTTCTTCTTTAGTTGGAAATGTGTTTTTATTATATTCTTGAGTGTTAAGCCTTCCTGCTTCAATAATACGGCATTTAGCATCTATAAACCAGCCTTCTACAAAGAGCAAATCTTTCCATGCTTTAGGAAGTTTTCTTTCCGCCTTTCTGAAAATTATATTTTCAAAGGTTGAATTTTCTCTGTCAATTTCGTAGCCTTCTGGCACCTGAATTTTAAATTCTTTTGTTTCCATTTTTTTTAAATTTTAAATTGTTCTTTTAATAAATCAATTTCCCGAAGTAAAATGCCAGGATACTCCCAGTCATCGCTCCAAGGGAATAAATAATTCTATCCCACTCGCTCCCAAAAGCTACTTTCTTCACATTGTGCGACCACACAAAACTGATAAGAAAGCCACACGCAAGGATTCCAAATAGAAACTCTCTCGTGATGAAATAAGTGTTCAGCACAACCAGGAACACCTGGGTAAATCCTGTTGTAAATAATTTTATTCTATCCATTTTTTTTATTTTTTTTCTTTAATTTTTACTACTTCTCTTATTACTTTATCGTCGATAAATACATAATTGTGCGTGTTTGGAACCAATAGTTCCAGCCTTTCCTCGTTCTGGTCTTCCCATTGGTCCAGATCATTATAATTACTCGGCACCTCCTTGAAAATCTCGAAAGCCTTCTCCCATTGCAGGGTTTCATCTTCGCAAATAAAACCCGTTTTTCTCCCGCAGCAATATGTGATAAGAACATACTTATAAGTCCTCCTGCTTCGCACCACTACAACATCCGTGTTGATGAATGTGCACTGGAAAGAAAGGTAGCCGAATTGCTCTTTCAGCTCTGCTCTATTCGTAGGGAACTCTGTTCTTATCATGGTTTAAAAAAATATATCGTCTTGTTCGTTATTTGTTTCCTCCGCACTTTCTTCTGGAACTTGGATAAAGAAATGCTCCTCTGTTTTGCTGTCTGTCCATTTCATAATTCTTTGCCCTGCTTTATCAGTCAGCTGATCCTTTGGATTAAATATGTATCCTTTCAGTTCGCAGAACTGCTTTAATTTATTCTTGAAAGAAGTCGCTGAAATCTGCTTCATAGAATTATTATAATTCTTCAAGTTTTCATACATCACTCGTCGGCATACAGCTTGGTTAATGTTTTCGTCTTTGAAATAATCTTCAGCCCATTCAAAGAATACAATTCCGATTTCAGCCAATAGATTTCTCTTTCTAATGTTCCCTTCTGGTGCTCCTATCTTTTCATTTGTGGAAAGGTAGAACTGCAGGCACTGCATGGCAAAGTTTAGGAACAAGTTCCACTGCTTCTCATCCCAGTCAGTGAAAAATCTATTGTTAAAATCATGCATCGGATTTCGCTCTGTGAACCCCTCTATCTCGCCATGATACCAATTCCCGAACGACATGAATAAAATCCTCCCTCTGGTGGAGCTGTCCAGCCCATAAGGTGCATAGTTTGTAGAAATACAGAACTTCGGAGATAGGTAGAACGGAATCAAATAGGCATTTTGGTTCTTCGGGTTTACATTCAAGTCTCCAGTAATATCCGTGAATAATTGCTGAAACTGGAATCTCTTATCCGCATCATCGAACAGCACATAGTCGGTCTGTTCCGTTATCCCATCATACAAGAAGTCGCTCTCCAGCAGTCCCTTTTTCCTCGCTCCTAAATACTTGGAGTTCATGAACAACCTCAAAGCATGGCTGGAAAAAATAGACTTCCCTGTTCGCCCGTGGGACTCGTTATCATCCACCACCTCATTGTCCATGATATACAGACACCAAGCCTTAGCAGGGTCTTTGTATCGGTGGAGCATATATCCGAAAGAATACACCTTGTTGATAAAATGCAATTCTTGTTCGTAGATCTGATCCTCTGAAAGCGTTTCTTTATTGATAATAAATTTGTTTTCGTCAAGATAGTTATCATATTCAGATGGTTTCAAATCCCTTAATTCTTCTTTCCAATGAACTCGGCAGGTGTTGATAAAGTAGTTCATGAAATCGCAGTCACTTCTTACAATATCCAACTTCCAGTTGTTATTCTCATCTTTTTTAATATTGAAAAACGGCTCTTCTATATTCAGTTTAGAAGTGTTCAGAGTCGTTCTGGTCTGGCGGAAAATGATTTCGTTCAAAATATCGTCTTCCATCACATAACGGCTGTAGCCCTTGTCTATCCTTTCTATTTTATCCTTGCTGACTTCCCAAATGAACTTATCAAAGAAGAAAAACTGAGAAGTAGGAGTAAAGTCTGTAAAATCAAACTCCTTGCTCTCCAGGTTCTGGAGTTTTTTCTCCGAAACTGCCTCCGAACCTATTACCATGTTCAGCAATTCATCGGGAAAAAGTCGAAGCCCTTTTTCTTTTTGTTTTTCATCCAAAAACTTATTGAAAAAGTCTTTTATTTCCTGCGATGAAACCTCCCGAAGAATGTGCTTGTTCTGCTGAACAAAATAGTAACCATCCTTTCTGGTGGCGTCTTTTATTCTGAAAAATCCGTTCAGCTTCAAAAAATTGAACGCATTTTTGTAGTTCACGCTGTAGGTTGGCGTGTGGTCTATTTTCTTCCCTTCTTTATTCGTTCTCCACTTTTCAATCCAAAACTTAGCAGGTCTGGCAAGTTCCAGAAACCTCTTTACTTTTGCTCGAAGCTCTTTTTGTTCCTTGTCTTCAAATGCAGCTTCAGATTTCATGAAGTCGGTAAAATCTTTTTTCGGATTACCTCTAAAATCTTTGGATTTGGTAAGGCTTTCTGGGAGCCACGCAGTCTTGATATCCATATGCTCCAAAGCCAGTTTCTTCCCAGCCTCGAAGCCTGTAGGGTCAAGGTCTGGAACATTGATGACCTCAAATGCATACTTGAAAAGCATCGCAATTTGAGCCTCGGTAATGTCTGCTGTTTCAGAATTGAACCAAACCACAGTTTCGCCCGTAGAAGCCATATTGAGCGAATCTCTGTCGCCAGAGCAGATGACTATTCGCTCTAATTTCTTCACTTTGGCTGGTGCAGATTCCTCCTCATCATCGTAGGACTCCTCTACTTCCTGCTGGAGTTTGTTGTAAATAGACTTTACATTCTCCAGCCCAAAAATGTGCTGTGATGGCTTCTTTCCAAGGTAAGAAAATCGGTATTTCTTATCTGTTGATTTCGGCTTATAGATTTTCAGCCAAACTCTTTCCTCTTCGGGTTCTTCTACTACTACATTTTTATTTTCGCCCTCCAGGTGGATTTTCTTCTTTCCGCCTCCTGCTTTTACAATAAAGGCAAAAACAGGATAAGTTTCTGAACTCTCCACCGTGTAGACATTGCAGAGTTCTTTTTGGGCGTTCTCTTCCTTTTTGAGCCAAGAATAAGACTTCAAGGAATAAAGCCCATACTTTCGGCATACTTCCTCCGTCATCAGCGGTCCAAGAACCTCCAGTTCATAAGGTGTAAAATCTTTGGTTTCGTAGCAAAACCCCTCCTCGTTAAGCATTCCATCGAACTCGGAAAACTTGCATACATTTATATTTTTAGGTTTAGTTTTATTCTCGTCCAAAATCCCCAATTCTCTACCCAGCTGCAAGAGAGCTTCAAAATAAGTAAGCCCCATTTCGTGAGCATAGATGTGAATTCCGTTTCGGCTTTCGGCATAGAAACCGCCTGTATCTCCCCAGTCTTTCACGAAATAAATCCCGTCCTTCTTGGAAAGATTAGCAGACTCTGTCCCCTCGTGCCGAATCTTAAAATGCTTGTTCTGCCGAACCTGAGGCAAAAACCTCTGTATCAGATCCAGACCACCGTTAGTTGCCTGAAAAATATCTTGTTGGTTTATTGGGAAATTCATTTCTTATAGTTTAGATAAAAAACCAGCTGGCAGGCTCGCACCGAAACCAGCTGGGAAACTTAAATTTAAATACAATGAAAAAAATACTTGTTCATCTTTTATAAATTCTCTCCTGGTTTAAAAACATTAAATTCCTCTTTCAAGAAACCCAACTGAACCATCCTGTTACGATACCAAGTGGTATTGGCGTGCAATTGCTCTTTTATAAGGATATTCAGTTCCGTTTTGCAAACAAACTTTTTATAAGTAAAAAGTCTCTTACAGAAAGCTCGATACTGAGCTGTTTTATATCGAGAATTTTGTTTTGTCGGCTTTTCCGAAACAGCCTCTAAAACAGGTGCTGTATTGTTTTTTTCTTTCTCCTTTAATACCCAGGTGTATTTATTTCTTTTTTCGTAAATCATTATCCAGTTACAACTTTTATTACAGCCTCATTCTTATTGGCTAATCTTTTTACTTTAGTTTTAATACCAATGCTAAAATCATCTCCTCCCTCTTTTAAAAAATCTATAACAGTGACTGGTGTGGATGTTTTTTTGAATCCCTCTACAAAAGCCCTTATTTTGGGATTTTTAATTCTACTTTTCATTTGTGAATATTTGAGTTTGAACAACAAAAGAAAACTTTTCAAGGAGCAGGAAAACCGTAGGTTTTTCACTCAGTTCAGCCGAACCATATATGGTTTTTTCTGGCGTGGAAACTTTTATTCCTTTTTTTCTCAGCCTGTAGCAGGCGTTATACTGTTGTCTTTTGGTGCTTGTCATGATTACCTTTGTTTTCATGAGTTCTACATTCAGTAACATATGAGGACGCAGCCTGTATCAAGTCGCTAATAGCCTCACTTTTCAGCATTGAATTCACAATAGTATGAGCAATGAACGGCTCGTTTGACCGACCTATAACACCTTCATCACAAGGCTCTTCTCCGTTTGTGAGATAATAGAAACACAAGAACCCAAAGCCCTCTGGAGCCTGTGACAGCAATTCTCTTAACTGCTCTTCAAATTCTAAGTTTACCGCAAGCGGTTTTGTTTTTTTCATCTTATTTATTTTAAATTATAATTGAGTTTTTAAGTTAAAAAGCCACTGCACCCCGTCTAGGCTGGTCTGTTGCCCAAAAAGTTATGAAGAAAAATTTATGATGATATTTAGACCCTTCGTGGCTATGGTTGGAATATAAACTTAAGAGCTTTTTCGCCCTGGTTGTTTCTCTAGGATTTCATCATCAGAATAGCCATTTTGCTTGTAAAACTCTATACAATTCGGTAATAGCAAACTATTTGATTTTCTTCTTGCTTTTAAAATAACAGCCACTTGTGTCGCTTTCAAGTGTATTGCCATTCTGAGAGAAAAATCATTATCTGAGATTATTCTTTTAATTATTTTTTGTGATATCGTCATTTTGTTTTATATTTTGTATTGCAAATTGTATTACAAATTGTATTGCAAAGTAAAACAAAACTTTCCAAAATCGCAAATAAATCTTTCCAAAATCGCAAATAAAACATCTTTAATCGCAAAAGAAAATGATAATCAATTACTTAACTTTACTATTATGAATGTTGTACAAAATATCAAGGAAATTAGAACAGCTAAAGGCATAAATCAAGATGTTATTGCTGAAGCACTAAGTGTTGATATAGCTGTTATAAGTAAAATAGAAAACGGTAAAAGAGAACTGAAAGTCAATGAACTTTCCAAAATCGCAAATTGTCTTGGTGTTGATATATTGTATTTATTTACTTATCCCAAGGTTTTTGTGGACAAAGAATCTTTGCCACCTAATAACGATAAAATATCTGTGACTTTTGAGATTTCTCCCGACAAGAGAGAGCATTTATTAAAATTGATCACTGGGAAATAATATTTAGTAACAGACCCGAAACGGTCACTTATAGGCGTCTTTTAAAGTATTTATGTTTTTAATTATCAGTCATTTACAATTAACAACAATAGCCCTGCTCCCGCTACTAAGAAATAAAAAGAAGATTTAAATTATTAAATCTTCTTTTTTGTTTTTGTCTATTTTCTTGATTAAAGCGAAGAAACAAGTATCAATGCTTATAAACACGCTTTCAATTCCTGATATGCTTTTAGATATTTATTAAGCCTTTCCGTATCCTTTTCTGTAATATGGACCAAACGAGTAATATCCATATTATCCTTTAAATCATTAAGTTTTACTTTTATCGCCAATGGATTTGCCTTAATACGGTTTATAAAAGCATCATAATCTTCGTTCTCTTGTTTTGTTACACATTTTAGTGCAGAAATGATTTTTTCCGAAAACCCCTCATTTTCTAGTTTTTCAAAAGTCCAGTCTGTATCTTCTACAAGGTCATGAAGCACACCACATATCTTTTCCTGCTCTGTTTCTCCTGCATCCATCACTCTGATAAGATGCAGAATATAAGGCTGTCCTGACTTGTCCATTTGCTCCTTATGAGCGCTAACTGCTATTTGTATTGCTTTTACTAACATAAATGAATTAAAATTAATGATATAAATTTATTAAATATTTCCTAATCTTTCTTCTTCTGTGATTTTATCCGTATAATACAAATCGAATATCTCTGTAATTTTATTTATGCTTTGCATTGATTATTTTTTATGGATTTAATTTCTTATACCTGTCCAAGGCGAGTTAGCGTTTAACTTGCTGTCACTTATTCTCATTTGTAAAAAGGATTGGGTTCATTTTCTAAATGAGTGATTAAATAATCAAAGCCTTGTTTGAAAATAGCAACCTCTTCTGTTTTTTCTGGTTTCTTTATAGCATACAAATCAATAAGTTTCAATGTTTCGTTTTTGTATTCTTCATATCTTGAATGATTGCCCCATTTTAATATAGCTATTTTTTTAAATAAGTGTACTGGGAAACTTCCTCCAACGGCTATTTCTGCTTTTCTCTCAAAAGGTACACTCCCCACATAATCAGCTAAAAATTTTATATCTAATAGTTTAGGGAATACTTCTTGTTCATAATACGAAAGACATTTGTAAAACTCCGATAAAAACTCCTCTAAATGAGCCTCAGAGGTGATTTCTTGCGAAAAAGAATAGTCTGTTTTATAGAAATCTTTGGTATTAGGATATATATGATTACAATAATATTTTTTCAACTCTTTTATTATTAAATCACACACTAATTTTTCAACCTTTTTAATTTTGATAGCAAACCCCTCAAATGTTAGTAATCTATCATATTGTATCCTAAAATCAAATGAATATTCTATATTTTCTCCCTTTAACTCATAAGAAAAACTATCATCGGTAATAGTAGCATCATTATTTACTAAATTTACCTTATACTCTTTTGATATTACTTCTTTTATTAATTGGTGTAAGTATCTTTTATCTAGTTCTATTTCCATTTTGTTTAAAATTTACTCTTCAACCACTTACACATTGTAAATAGGTTTTGTATTGTCTAAAACTTGTTTAAGTTCTTTAGAGGCATTGTAATATCTTATATTATCAATATCTTCAGGGTCTTCATCAAAATATTCCTTCTGTTTTTGAAAATAGCTATCCATAAATTCCTGATAGTTACTATCATTGCAAAGTTTTAAAATAACCGCTTTTTTCATTGGTGCAAATTGCCCTAAAATATCCCACAACTCTTCTTCTGTTTTATCTTTAATATACTCATATAAAACATTTAAATCTTTCCATTTTTGAAAGAAAGGAAGAAAATGTTTATAATAGAAATTATGAAATAAATCAAACACTTTAATGACTGCTTCTTCAGAGTTTATCAAAATTCCTTCTGTCGGTAAGGAATACTTATCATCATTTTCAAAATGGATTGTATATGAAATATCTTCTGGTGTAACATTTATAATTTTATTCATATACAATATGTTTGTAACTATATTTTCTATTAATGGTATTCTATCAGTAAAAGAAAATCCCCAAAAATGATTATTGTCATAAATGTTAGATAAAAATTCTATTGTAAAAATAATTTCATTATGCTCTTTAATGTAATTTAATTTTTGAGCTGTTTTATCACCCTTTTTTATAAGATTAAACCCCTCTTTATTAAGAAACTCATCTATTTTATTAAGAACCATATTTTTATACATAATCATCTCTTCTTTATTTAAAGTTAATATCATTCATTTTGATAGGTGGAATCTTTATATTTTCTCCTTCGCTAATGATTTTATAAACACTTACTTTGGAATTACTTACATTTCTAAGACAAAATATTTATCATATATATCAGCCTATAACCAATGATTCCAACAATATCCGTTACATAGTTTAAGGTATATTTTTTATTTTTAAAAAATATATTTTCAAACCTTGTAGAATGTTTTGTTCTTTGCCTTTGTGTAGGTTCTTTATAGCACTCTGCCATAAGTTCTTCAAAAATATATTCTAACATCATTTTTAGTTCTTCTTTCTTATCTTTTGGTATGTATACTACATTTTTTGTATCCCAGATAGTCCAGTCAATACTATGTTTTATCGAAAATCTCAAAAGGTAGGGATATAGATATTTCCACACAATAGGGTGGAATTCTATTTTTATATCATTACATTTTAAAAACATAAATACTATTTTATATATGATTTTCTTTCTTTTTCCAAATTTTATCAAATAAAAACAGATAATTATTAAGGTTGAGATTATCATATTTTGAACAATCTCTCAACTCTATTTCTTTAAATAGATTTTTAAGAATATCTATATCTAATTTTCTTATTTTACAAAGATTATTTATTACAACTTCATCAATAAATTTTTGCTGAATACTAATTAAAATATTTAGTCGGTTCAAATATTTTTTATCTGTACACATTGTATCACTAATGATTTTTTCACCAATATCATATAAATCTACAATGTTTTTTTCAAGTTCTATATTGATAACATTATTTTCAGATTCTCTTTCTAAAAAAGATATGGCAGATTTTCTTTTCTTTTGCTTTTCAACATTGGATAACAAATTCCATTCTTCTTCCTTTTCTAATATTTCAACAAGTCTAACTTCTTCAATAGGAGCGCCTTGTTCTTTTAAAAATATTATTTTTTTACTAAAATCATTCATTATTTTGCTTCTTTTGTATGTAAATTTCTTAAATTCTAATGAT